AACGACAAAGGCTACCAGCGACAGACACGACAGGTAACTGTAGTCGAGGCTTACATTGAGCTGGATGTAGAGGGCACAGGTACAGCCGATCTGTACCGTGTAGTCAAAGCATCAAACATTCTACTAGAGAAAGAGATGGTCAGCCGCCGCCCATTCGTGGCTTTTGTACCTCTGCCGATCCCACATGCTTTCCACGGCAACAACTTTGCTGACAAGCTCGTGGGTATCCAGAATGCTCGTACAGTTCTGACACGCTCCATCCTCGACCACGCTATGGTCACAAACAACCCACGCTACACTGTAGTCAAAGGTGGACTTACGAACCCTCGTGAGCTTATCGACAACCGTGTTGGTGGTATCGTCAACGTCACAAGACCTGATGCTATCTCTCCGATGCAGCAGGCCTCTCTGAACCCGTTTGTCTTCCAGACGATCCAGATGCTCGACGAAGACAAAGAGGATACTTCTGGTGTGTCTCGCCTATCGCAGGGCCTCAACAAGGATGCCATAAGCAAGCAGAACTCAGCTGCTATGGTTGAACAGTTGGCTACTATGAGCCAGCAGCGCCAGAAGATCATTGCTCGTAACTTCGCCAACAACTTCTTGAAGCCCCTGTTTACTCTTGTCTACCAGCTAGTCGTAGAGAACGAGAGCGAAGAGAAGATCGTAGAGTTGGCTGGTCGTTATGTGCAGATCAACCCTGCCCAGTGGACTGACAAGCGAGATGTGCAAGTCGAGTTCCACCTTGGCTATGGCGACCAAGAGACCATGGTACAGAAGTACCTGGCTTTCCACACCCTCTTCTCACAAGACCCAACACTGGGTCAGATGTATGGCCCCGACAAGAAGTTCAAGATGTTGGCTGCTGTACTTGAGAAGTCTGGTATCAAGAATGTTGCTGACTTCCTTACAGACCCAGCACAGATACCTCCACCGCAGCCTGATCCAGCACAGCAGATGCAAATGCAGATGGCTCAGAAGCAGCTAGAACTTCAGGAACGTCAGACCGCCGTGTCAGAGATGAAGGCACAGTTTGACGCTGAAATTGCGAAGATGAAGCTACAGATGCAGCAGATGCAATCACAAGCAGACTTCGCACTCAAATCGGACAAGATGGATCTCCAAGAGAGCCAGCAAGAGCACAAAGAATACGTCAACCTCGAAGAACTTGAGATTGCACGTCGTGCTGAAGATGTCCGAGCAATCGCAAGCCCTAACGGGTAAACCAATAGGATAACCTATGCCTACACAAGAAGAGCAACTTGTGGTGGCTGGAGATGAAGCGGAGGCGCTACTTGGTGCCTCTGCATTCACCTCTGTCATCAACGAACTTGTCGAGCAGACCTTCCAAACCTTTGTCAACACACCGCCAGAGGACCGGGAGAAACGTGAGCAAGCCTATAGCCACTATCGCGCATTAGTAGATGTGGTGAACACACTCAAACAAAGAGTGGAAGTGCGTAACAGCATCCACGAAGCAGCAAATGGCGACAACAGCCAAGAGGATCAGTAGCACCATGGATAACGTGCAAGATACTAACTCTGCGCCCCGTGCATTAGATATTGATGACGCGGCAGAAGCAATCTTAGGTCGATGGGAGGACGGTGAAAGCCTATCCGAAGTCGAAGACAAGGATGCAACATCCGAAGACCTCGAAGAGACAGAGGTTGAAGAGGATGAACTAGAAGACGAAGATGACGATACAGACATCGAAGAAGACCTTGAAGACCCTGAAGAGGACGAAGCTGAAGACACAGATGAAGACGAAGATGAGGCCGAAGAAGATGACGATGATGAGGACGATGAGCCTCTGACAGCTTCTGACGATCAGATCGTGGACATCTCAGTCAACGGTGAGACTAAGCAGGTATCTGTAAAGGACTTGAAGCGACTGTACGGACAAGAGGCGTCTTTAACCAAAAAGTCTCAAGACTTAGCAGCCCAGCGCAAGGCAACAGACGAAAGTCTAGCCCAGACGCATCTGTCTTATCAGAAGTTAATGGAACGGGCAGAGGAACGGTACAAGCCATACGCTGACATAGATATGTTGGTGGCCTCACGGCAGATGGACCCCGAGACCTTTGCACAGTTCAGACAGGACGCAAAGCAAGCAGAAGATGACCTAAAGTTCCTCAAAGAGGAGAGTGGGCAACTTCTGACAGGTATGCAGCAGCAGAACCAAGAAGCAGTCAAAGTAGCAGCTCAAGAGTGCATCAAAGTGCTTGAAGAAAATCTACCAGACTGGGGTGATGAACTGTATGGAGAAATCCGCACCTATGCTGTGCAGTCAGGTCTGCCTCAAGAACAGGTTGATCAGTACACTGACCCACAAGTCATAATGCTTATCAACAAAGCTCGACTCTATGACCAATCAAAACAGTCAGCTGAAAGCAAGAAAGCTAAAGCCACACTGAAGAAGTCAAAGAGCGGAAAGACCAAGGTCTTGAGTTCCAAGAAGTCCCCACCCTCTAGCAAAGCTATACAGGCCAAGCGCAAGCAAAAGGCCATGGCAGAGCTGAGTAGTGCAAAGGACTTAGACGATATTGCAGAAGCTCTAATGAGCCGCTGGGAGAATTAGGTTTTAACCTTGTCAAATCCCAAATAATCTAAGGACTATAATACGATGACTACTTATACCACATACGATCAGGTCGGTAAGAAGGAAGACGTTTCAGACATCATCACTTCCATTTCGCCGTTTGCTACGCCCTGCCAAAGCATGTTCAAGAACGAGAAAGTATCCGCACGGACCTTCTCATTCCTCGAAGACGCATTGGCTGACAGTCAGGCAAACGCCGCAATCGAGGGTGCAGACGCTTCAATGCTGACACTCACAGATGCAACAGAGCGTACCCAGAACACCCAAATCTTGACCAAGGCATTCCAAGTATCTGCAACAGCAGACGCGGTTGCTACTTACGGAAGAGCCAAGGAAACTGGGCTGCAGCTCGCCAAAAAACTCAAGGAAATCAAGAAGGACTATGAACGCGCCATGGTCGGTGTTGAGCAAGCAGCAGTAGCTGGTTCAGCCTCTGTAGCTCGTCAGATGACTTCTATCTTGAACCAAATTTCTACAACTGTAGATGCAGGAGCGGGATCTACCGATCCGCTTACCGAAGCCAAGTTGCTGGAAGCTGGTGAAACAGCCTACAACAACGGCTCAGAGCCAGACACCTTCATGATCAAGCCCGGTGACGCACAAATCGTTGCTGGCTTCTCAGCAGCATCTGGTCGTAACCGTGAGATTGCTCAAGGTAAGACACTCGTTAATGCGATAGATCTCTATGTAAGTCCTTATGGCGAATATAGGGTTGTTCTAAACCGTGAGCTGAAGACAACACACGCTCTCTTGATCGATCCTACCATGTTCAAGACATGCACATTGCGTCCATTTACACGCACACTCCTTGCCAAAAATGGCGACTCAGACCGCCACCACATCGTCGGCGAGGTATCTTGCAAGCACACTAACTTTGGCGACTCTGTAGCAATCACAGGCTTGTCATAACGATACTATAGACCACTAGGTCTCTAGTTGGCCCACTCTCTAAGCACATAGGTTTTGCTCTCCTTACTGTGTGCTTATTGGGTGGGCCTTTTGTATTCTCAAGGGGGCGAAGGACGCTCTTTTGACCGATACATCCAACGAACAGCCTAACCTCATCCAGTCCAACACAGACTTCATAATGGACGCAGGCTCCCTTGTGCGTAAGCACACACAGACAATTTCCCAAGCATTCCTAGACGATCTCAAAGACGCTCGAAACGATAGTACCTCGAAGCCTATGGGTGAGTTCCACAGGATTGCTTCTATTCCAACAGTAGTGGCTGAGAAGTGGCTCCGCGAAGGCTTTGACCTCTGGGAAGCTACAGGCGAACAAATTGTACGCAAGCTACAAACAGAAGACATGGGTGCCTTCATGGCAACGGAAAAGAAGGTCTGATGGCCACTCCACGCAAAGGCAAGGCAAGAGTTAAAGTCACAGCCAGTGGAAAGAAAGTCTCATACGGACAGGCTGGCAAAGCAAAAGACGGTGGCTCTCGTGTACGCGCAGGTACATCCAAAGGTGATGCTTACTGTGCTCGATCAGCAGCTCAAAAGAAGAAGTTTCCCAAGGCTGCTAAAGACCCCAACTCCCCCCTCAACCTATCTCGTAAACGCTGGAAATGCTCTGGCACCAAGTCAAAGAGGACGTAGCAAATGTATAAGAGCGGAAAGTTCAAGCCATGTAAGGGCTGCACAACACCAATGACATGCGGAAAGTTCGGTTGTCAAAAGGAGGCCAACAGCTAATGGGCCTCTATGACAACATCCACAAGCGCAGAGAGAGCGGTAAGCCTATGCGCAAAAAGGGTGCCAAGGGCGCACCCACTGATGCTTCTTTTGCACGGGCAGCACTGACAGCAAAAAAGCCTAAAGCTAAACCTAAGCCAGTGGCTAAAAGAAGGACTACCTAAATGAACAAAGGTCAAATCAGGAGCCACTTTAAGGCTCTCCTAAACCGCAGCGACTGCACTGATGCTTTGGCCGATACCTTCATCGATCAGGCAATCAATCGAATAGAACGTGTGCTTCGCATCCCTCCTATGGAAAGGCAGCAGTCTTACGCAGTGAGTTCTGGTGTACCCATGACGTTTATACTTATACCATCAGACTTATTGGAAACGATTGACATTCAATATGGTGGTGTATCTCTTCTCCGCTTACCTCTCCACGAGATGGCAGCAGCCCAAGACACTGGGGAAGTTGGGAATCCTCTTTATTTTAGCCGTGAGCGTGGCATTATCAAAATATCTCCACACCCAACATCAGGAACAGTGTTCCTAAACTACTATGGATCATTTCCTCCGCTGACTGATGACACATCCACAAACATCCTTACACAAATTGCGTCA